ATGTGGATGGTGAATATGAGTTCATGAAACAAGATCAACTAGCTCAAGGTTTAGAGCCTGAAGAAGCACAAATGTTTATTAATGAACAATTAAAAAGAAATGCAAATAGTTTAGGAGCTAATCAAGTAATTTATTCAAAAGAGATAGCACCAGGACAAACCATGGATTATTACGTCCAACCAAAGACTGTAACGGAAACAACGGATACAGGCGGAACTATTGATTTTGAAGATTTTGAACTTGTACCTTTAGGCCCTGGAGATGATCGAAATGCTGCTCAAGTTTTAATTGAAGAATATAACCCTCAAGAAGTACAAATGTTTACAATCACCTTAGATTCTGATAAAGCCAAAGGACCGATGTTTATGTTTAAGAAAAAATCTGGTGGAAGTATTGATAAAGATAGTTTAGTTTCTATAACAGATATATTTGGCGAATATGGTAGATAAATACGATAGCATACAAGACACTCCTTATGAAGCACGAGAACCAAAGGCATTAGGCCCTGGTGGTGTGGAAGAAGGAGATATTCAAGTTGAAGAAGTAGGAACAACAGTAGATTTAGAAAATGCGGGCGACCCTAACATAGAAATTATTGAAGATGGTTCTGCAATCATTGGTGAAGAAGATGTACCTGTAGCTTCAGGTTTTAATGCAAACTTAGCGGAAATTTTAGACGAAGGTTATTTAGGTTCTCTTGCTAATGAATTAATAGAAAAAGTAGAAAATGATAAATCCTCTCGTGAAGATTGGGAACAGTCTTACACTAAAGGTTTAGATTTATTAGGTTTTAAATATGAAGAACGCACAAGACCTTTTAGAGGTGCTGCAAGTGTTCATCATCCTGTCTTAGCTCAAGCTGTTACACAATTTCAAGCCATGGCTTATGTTGAACTTTTACCAAGTGATGGTCCTGTTCGAACACAAGTCGTTGGTGCTGTGAATGAACAAATTCAACAAGCGGCGGAACGTGTAAAAGAATATATGAACTATGAAATCACTCATGTCATGGAAGATTACAATCCAGAGATGGACCAATTATTATTTCAATTACCTTTATCAGGAAGTGCATTTAAAAAAGTTTATTATGATGAAAATCTACAAAGAGCAGCTTCTAAGTTTATTCCCGCAGAAGATGTAATTGTTCCTTATGGGGCATCTGATTTAGATAGTTGTGATCGAATTGCTCAAGTAGTGAAAATGTCAATGAATGACCTTCGCAAAAAACAAGTTTCAGGATTCTATCGAGATATTGCTTTACAACCTTACGATGGTGATGATGTTTCTAATATCCAAGAAAAAATGGATCGTATTGACGGAACGAATCCAACTAATTATCGAATGGACGACATGGCTGAGCTATTCGAAATGCATGTGGATTTAGATTTAGAAGGTTTTGAAGATATTAATCCTAGAAATGGTGAGCCTAGCGGAATTAAATTACCTTACGTTGTGACAATCGACAAAGGATCAAATAAAGTTTTATCTATTTATCGAAACTATAATGAAAATGATCCTTTAAAAAGAAAGAATGATTATTTTGTTCATTACAAGTTTTTACCCGGTCTAGGTTTTTATGGCTTTGGTTTAATTCACATGATTGGTGGATTGACCAGAACAGCTACCTCTGCTTTACGTCAGCTTTTAGATGCAGGTACTTTATCTAATTTACCAGCAGGTTATAAAGCAAGAGGACTTAGAATTCGTGATGATGACCAACCTTTACAACCTGGTGAATTTAGAGATGTCGATGCACCGAATGGAGTTATTCGTGAAGCATTAATGCCATTACCTTACAAAGGACCTGATGCTGTTCTCATGCAACTTTTAGGTTTCTGTGTGGATGCAGCAAAACAATTTGCAACTGTGGCTGATATGCAATTATCAGAAATAGGTAGTTCACAAACTCCTGTTGGTACAACCATGGCTTTAATGGAGCGTGGCACCAAAGTGATGTCGGCTGTTCACAAAAGATTACACTACGCACAGAAAAAAGAATTCGAATTACTAGCTAAAATTTTCAAGATGGCATTACCACCTGTTTATCCTTTTAATGTTCAAGGTGGACCAAGACAAATCAAAGCAATGGACTTCGATGACAATATTGACATCTTACCGGTATCCGATCCAAACATTTTCTCAATGTCACAAAGAGTGACGTTGGCACAAAATCAATTACAACTTGCTCAAACCAATCCACAAATGCACAACTTACGTGAAGCCTATCGAAGAATGTATATTGCTTTAGGTGTTAAAGACATTGAACAAATATTACCAATACCTCAACCACCTCAACCACAAGACCCAGCAATGGAACATAGTGTTGTTTTACGAGGAGCACCTTTACAAGCATTCCCCCAACAGAACCATGAACTGCATATTAAAGCACATCGAACTTTTATGACTTCTGTTTTAGTTAAAGCTAACCCTATGGCGGTCATGAATTTAGTTTCACACATCAATCAACATGTATCTTTATTAGCAACTCAAACTGTTGATCAAGCAATGGTAGAAGAAGCAGAAAAATTACGTCAACAATTTGGTGAAAATGTACCACCAGAAGCAATTCAGGCTTTACAAATGCAAAGACAAACCGCAATTGACAATGAAATTGTTAAAATTACCGAACAAATGGTGCTTGAAGAACAAGAATCAATGCAAGATCAAAACATGGACCCTCTTGTAATGCTTAAACAACAAGAATTAGCGTTAAAACAAGCTGAACAAGAGACTGCTGCACAATTTAAAAACCTAAATCAGAACTTAAAAGAAGCACAATTTGATTATAAACAGGTTTTTGACTCACAAAAATTACAAAAAGATTACGATTTAGCTGAAATGAGAGCCAATGTAGCTCGGGAGAGAACTAATGCCCCTAACCAACAAGGGTAAAAAGATAAAAAAGTCTATGTCTAAGACTTATGGAGCCAAAAAAGGCGAAAAAGTGTTCTACGCTAGTATAAATAAAGGAAAAATTAAAGGAGCAGAGAAAAAATAATGTTATCTAAGCTTTTAGGTGGATCTTTAGTTGATACTGTAGGAAAAGTTATTGATTCTGTGCACACTTCTGAGGAAGAAAAAGGTCAAATTAGAATTAAACTTCAAGAATTAGAGAATGAAATTAATTCCAAGCAAATGGACATTAATTTAGCCGATGCTCAGTCCACTGCTACAGGTATTGGTGGTATTATGCAGCGGTCGTGGAGGCCCCTCATAGGCATGAGTTGTGCTCTTGCCATTTTTTGGGAATATGTTGCTAAACAATTTATTATGTTTCTTCTTGCTGCTTTTAGCATAGAACACGACCCCTTACCTGCGTTAGATATGGGTGTCTTAATGCCTTTAGTCATGGCTCTTTTAGGTATGGCAGGTATAAGATCATTTGAAAAAGTTAAGAAACTTACCAAATGAAAAAAAAATCTAAAAAACTTACAACGACAATCCCACCAAAGAAAGGTCCTGTGTCACAAGGGTTGAAAAATACTTTCAAAAAGATACAAATAGTTAAGATAACTAAATAAGGATTCTTAACATGAAACATTCGTATTTTAAAATACCAGGATGGTTTAACTATTCTGAAACCTACGACATCATTGTCGATCAAATTCCAGAGGATGGTAAAATTGTAGAGATTGGATCTTTCTTAGGTCGTTCTACACATTATCTTGCTACTTCATTAGTTAATGCAGGAAAAGAAAACGTAAAAATATATTCTGTTGATACTTTTGAAGGATCTACAGAACACGCAAACATAAAATTACCTAAAGATTTTTCATCAATCTTTCGAGATAACCTTCAATATTTTATTGGTAGAAATATGGTACATGTTTGTCAAGGACGATCTGATGAACAAAGAATATTAGATATGTTTGAAGATAATTCTATTGACTATATCATGGTTGATGGTGCTCATGAATATGATGCCGTACAAGATGATATTATAAACTGGTGGCCAAAGTTAAAAGAAAACGGAACGATGGTTGGTGATGACTATTTACTTAATTCTGTTGCAGAGGCAGTTAAAGATGGTTTCAGTCAATTAAAAGTACCTAACTTTGGTGCTAATAGAGCTATTGAACAAACATGGTATTGCTCAAAAGGTAATAGTAACAAAGTTTTTGAAAAAAGAATACCTGGAGTTAATGCTTACGTATGAGTGTGTTTGTAGTTTATAACTTGAAAGAAGAGCTTAAAAAAGCAAGAGAAACATTACTTGAAAATCTTACACAAGGGGTTGAAAAAATGGAAGATTACAAGTATATTTTAGGAAAGATACACATGTTAGATATGTGCCAACAGGAGCTTTCTCGCCTGCTGGAAAAAGAGGAGAAATTTGATGACTAAAACTTTATACGTACCTGAAGACGTATTACAAAAAATAAAAAACCCTTCTGAAGGGGTTAAAGCAGATCGTAAAGAATTAGAAAAATTACCAAAACCTGTAGGCTGGAGAATATTAGTTCTTCCTTTTAAAGCAAAAGAAAAAACAAAAGGTGGAGTTATTCTTACAGATAAAACAGTGGAAGATTCTCAATTAACGGCATCGGTTGCTATGGTGTTAGCTGTAGGTGATGATGCATATCAGGATAAAGAAAAGTTTCCTAATGGTCCTTGGTGTAAACAAGGCGATTGGGTTGTGTTTGGCAGATACGCAGGATCAAGAATGAAGATAGATGGTGGGGAAGTAAGGTTACTCAATGATGACGAGATACTCGGTACCGTTGATAATCCAGAGGACATACTAACAATACTTTAACATGGGAGGTACCATGCAAACAGAAATAACATCTGCACAGAAAGACAAAATGGTTGATCTAGATGTATCCGGTGACGGACAAGTTGTTGAGATTGAAGATAAATCTCACGGCACAGTAAAACCAGAGTCTTATGAAGAAATCAAAACGGAAGAAAAGGATCCATTAAATCCAGCTGTTGAAGAACAGTCAAATGAAATGGATGAGTATTCCGACAAAGTCAAAAAAAGAATTGACAAGATGACTTGGAAACTCAGAGAAGCTGAAAGAGAGCGTGAAGCTGCTCTACAGTTTGCTCAGAACGTTCAAAAAGAATTATCCGAAGCTAAGAAAAAAACTTATGACATTGACAAAGGTTATATGTCAGAAAGTGAAGTTCGAAACAAAATGGCTGCGGATCTTGCTCGTCAAAATCTGATTGCTGCTCGTGAAGCGGGTGATTATCAGAGAGAAGAAGAAGCACGTCAAGCTTTGACTAAACTAGATTTAGAAGCTGAAAGAATTAGAGTAACTAAATCTAAGAAAGAACGTGAGTATGAAGAGTTCCAAAAACAGTTAGAGCAAGAGCAACAAGCTTACGCTCAACAACCTCAACAAGTAAGACCACAACCTTCTTCTAAGGCATTAGCCTGGGCAGAGAGGAATCCTTGGTTCAGACAAGATGAGGAAATGACTGATTATGCTCAAAGAATACATCGTGGTTTAGTGGCAGAAGGATTTGACACAGAGTCCGATGACTATTATGATGAATTGACTAATAGAGTTAAAAACAAGTTTCCAGAATCCTTTTCGAAGGGTTCGGATCAGACTACCGGAAGTAACAAAATCGTCCAAAATGTTGCTTCTGCTTCAAGGTCTGCAACCAGTGGACGCAAATCTGTTAGGTTGACTCCTAGTCAAGTAAAAATAGCAAATAAGCTTGGAGTCCCTTTGAGCGAATATGCTAAGTACGTTTAAGGAGGTACAAAATGACAGATAATAAAACACCAAGAAGTGCACAAACAAGGGAAAAAGAGGCTCGTAGAAAGCCTTGGACTCCACCGTCTCAGTTAGACGCACCGCCATGTCCTGATGGATATAAGCAAAGATGGCTCCGTCATCGTGTTAATGGAGCAGATGATACAAAAAATATTACTGCTCGTCTCAGAGAAGGCTGGGAACTCGTCAGAGCTGATGAGTATACCGCAGGTCTTTACTCTGCTTACAACGGAAACATCAAATCTTATGAGGGTGTCATCAGCGTGGGTGACTTGCTATTGGCAAGAATTCCAGCGGAAACAGTCGCAGAGCGTAATGCTCACTACAGGCGAAAGACTGATCAACAGACTCAAGCTTGGGAAGATGATCCGCTAAGAGAACAACATCCTAGCATGCCTATCAATAGTGATAGGCAAAGTCGTGTTACTTTTGGAGGTTCTAAAAAGGACAACTAAAAGAGCACATAATTATAAAGGAGATGAACTATGGCAAATCAAGCTGGATATTACGGATTTAGACCCGTTAAAATGCTCGGTGCTGCTTACAATGGTCAAGGCCAGAATGAGTACAAAATCGGCAATAACGAGGCATCCGCAATATATCAAGGCGACCCAGTAATATTGGTCGCAAATGGTGCTATTGATGTCGGTTCAACTGCTGGTGCTGAACTTATTGGTATTTTTAATGGTTGCGAATACACTGATCCAACTACAGGAAAGCCTACTTGGAGTAATCACTACCCAGGAAGCATAGCAGCAGATGACATCAAAGCTTATGTCATCGACGACCCAAATGTAATATTTGAGGTTAAAGTTGATGACGCTAACGCCGGTCAAGCACAAGTCGGTACAAACTGTAACATCGCAACATATAGTGCAGGTTCCTCAATTGATGGAATCTCAAACGTTGCTATTGATGGTAGCAGTTTTGCAGTAAGTGCTGCGGCTAATTTTAGAGTTGTAGGTTTATCAACTGATGTTGATAACTCAGATTACACTGCAGCAAATGCAGCAATCCAAGTTAAAATTAACTTACATTCTCTAAGAGATACAACAGGCATATAAGGAGATAAATAATGGCTATATCTAGAAGTCAACTCGTAAAAGAGTTAGAGCCAGGTTTGAATGCCTTATTCGGCCTGGAGTACGGACGTTATGATGCAGAGCATACTGAAATCTTTGAAACAGAAACTTCTGATCGTGCATTCGAAGAAGAAGTAATGTTATCAGGTTTTGGTAATGCTAGAGTAAAATCAGAAGGTGGATCAATTGTCTATGACAATGCGACAGAAACCTTCACTGCACGTTACACACATGAAACAATTGCACTAGGTTTTGCAATCACTGAAGAAGCTGTTGAAGATAATCTTTACGACAGAATCTCAGCAAGATACACAAAAGCTCTTGCTCGTTCCATGGCAAACACTAAGCAGGTTAAAGCTGCAAACGTATTAAACAATGCGTTTGACTCAAACTTTGCTGGTGGTGACGGTGTAGAACTTTGCTCTACTGCTCACCCACTTGTAGCAGGAACTCTTTCAAATGAATTAGCAACTGCTGCTGACCTCAACGAAACTTCATTGGAACAAGCTCTGATTGATATCGCAGCATTTACTGATGAGAGAGGTTTATTAATTTCAACTCAAGGAAGAAAGTTGATCATTCCTTCTGAGTTACAATTCGTAGCTGAAAGACTAACACAGTCACAGTTAAGAGTTGCAACAGCAGATAATGATATCAACGCTCTAAGAAATATGGGCATGATTCCTGAGGGGTATGTTGTAAACCACTACTTAACAGATCCAGATGCATTCTTTATCAAGACTGACATTCCAAATGGATTTAAGTTGTTCCAAAGATCACCAATTAGAACATCTATGGAAGGTGACTTTGACACTGGTAACGTAAGATACAAAGCTAGAGAGAGATACTCATTTGGTTTCTCAGATCCTAGATGTGTATTTGGTTCACCAGGTGCAGCATAATCTAACCGACATATAACAATTAATTAGGGGGCTTTCATGCCCCCTTTTTTTATGGTACAACTTAAGAACTAGCATAACAAGTTACATAGACTGAGCTAGCAGACGGTATAGAGACTATGTAACGAGGTCTATACAACCATGGAGGTTTAATATGGCAAATACAACTTTTAGTGGACCAGTTACTTCAGATAACGGTTTCACATCAACTGGAATAGCATTCGCTAATCTACCAACTGCTTCAGCAAGCACAGGTCGTATCATTTTTTGCACAAATGCGTTAAAAGCATCTGAAACATCAGGTAATGGTACAGGCAACTTAGTATTTTCAGACGGATCAAACTGGATCAGAGTTGATACTGGTGCAACTGCAACAGCGTAAGGAGGTAAACAATGGCCTTCGATAGTGATATTCAAGTTAAAGGGGCTGCCGCTAACGCAACAACAACTGTGTTCGCAGGTAGATCAAGACTAAAAGGTTTTATTATTGGTCCTG